GAAAAACACGGTAAACCAAGACAAGTCAAAATTCCAGTTAAACTTGCAGCAATGCTTAACACAATGCCAAAGCAAAGCGAACTAATCTTCAACGGCGTCCTCGACACCACCGTGAGAGGAAACTTCGTCAGGCAAAGGCGAAGAATAGCCACTAAACTTGCGAATCCAAGGCTCTCATACATCCACTTTCACACGCTACGCCACTGGAAAGCTACAATGGAATACGCCAAAACAAAGGACATTCTCCACATTATGCAACTCTTAGGCCACAGAAAAATAGAATCAACCCTCGTCTACACACAACTAATAACCTTTGAAACTGACGAATACCACTCAGCCATAGCAAAAACCATTGATGAAGCACAAAAACTAATCGAAGCAGGCTTTGAATACGTCTGCGACTTCAACAATATAAAACTCTTCAGAAAAAGAAAATAAAGTCATCGAGTTAAAGAAAGAATCCATGCTTTTGGCAAAACTTTATTACTCCCGCAATCTCCCCTTTTTTTCTGTTTTCTATTTTCGAATCCAGAAAAGATAAACTTTTGTCTGCATTAGGAAGCCGCAGACTTTGATTAAATGTGCAAGTCTTTCAAGGTTGGCTTTCTTTATCTCTTCAACGTAAACTTTCTTATGTCCGAACAACAGATGCGGAAAGAAGTATTTCATGAAACGTACATGACAGTGTTTAATGAAAGCCTGTCTTACTTTCGCTAAGTCTTCATCGCTTAGAGTTTGCAGTTTGTTTAAAACGTATTTTTCGCTTCCTAATAGTTGAATGTTAAAGCCAAGCTTCTGCAGAATTTCCGCAACGGCTAACGCTTCTTTTGGCGGTGGCTGCTCAGCTATTTTCCTCATTCCAGCCTTCTCTCCGAACGGGTTATATTTCGCCATGACAGCGGGCATTTCCACATACGGCGTTCCAGCTTTGGCTAACGTTTCCTTCACAAGCTTCACTCCTAAGCCTATGGTGCGGTATTTGGGATGAACAACAACTCGGCTAATAATGCTCAGCTTCTCGTTTAGCTCTTTCATTGACATCTTTGGCAAAACAACCCTACGCCCGAAGCATGTGGGCGGGGGATAACAGTAAACAATGACTCCGCACAGTTCTTCCCCACGCTTTAGACAGAAGATTTTGCGAGGACCAGCTATCTTGTGGCTTCTGTAATGGAAGCATGCAAGCTTACGCCAATCCTCAGTTGAGCCTTCCAGGGTCCGCATTTCCTTAACGAGGCTACATTCCTTTGCTTGCTGATTTGTGTAGTATGCTATACAGATCTCTTTTCCAAACCGCTTATGAATGTGGACGCTTGGGTTCAGATCTTCAAATAAATCCGTGTGGGTTGTGGCTGCTAAAACTGCTCTGCCTTGCTGTCTGGCGAGTTTCTGAAGGTTAAAAGCCACTATTTTTGCAGTGTCTCTGTCAAGCGTGGCGCAAGCTTCATCTATTATCCAGAATTGAGCTTTACTCTCCATCATTTTGGCGATTTTGTAGCGGTATTTCTGTCCGTCACTAAGCTGCTCATAACTGCGAAGGAAAAGGAAAGCATCGTTTAAGCCTACTTTGCTTAGAAGCTCTAAGCCTTCCTCGAGGGTTTTGCCGACTGTTTCGATCAGAGGCTTGCCAGGTTCAGGCTGGATGTCTGCGATGTTGATGCAGCTTAACTTCATGTCTTGTTTGATGTCTTTTTTTAAGGCTTTGAGTAGAACACTTTTGCCTGAGCCTGAATCGCCAGTTATGTAAACGATGTCCGTTTGCCCTATTTTCAACTCAACATTATCGTAAACTATGAACTTCTCCCATTGGTCAAGCCCAAGACCGAAGCCTTCAGCAACAGCCACAACACGGTCGCTTGGTTTTGGAGTTGTAGTCTCGTAGGCTATGTTGATTAGAAACTTGCCAGTCGAGGGGTCAAATGTTCGAGCGTATCGACTTATGCGGAAAAACTCTCGTTTTCTTATCTTGTTACACCTTCCACCTGTTTCCGCTTCAGCTTCTCCCTAAGCTTTTTCATTTTAGTCTTGCCAAAATTCATGGCTTAATCACCTTTTTCGCATTCTGCTTCATTTTCCGCCATAGGCTTTTCAGCCTCGAACACTGCTGCTTGAGCTTCCCGAAAATCTCAACATTCCCATTTCCATCAATAAGCATGATTACCTTGCCCTTCGGATTCAGAAACACTAAGCCGTGGCCTAAATTGACGTTCTCTGCTTCTGTGATGCGAAACTCGTTGTTAAAGAGAATATCTGCGTGCACCCAGTTTTTACAGTTGACGCTCACTGCAACTGATAAGGTGTTTACAGCTATGGAGTCAGGGCTTAGAGCTTCTCCAGCATGGTTATGAACTTGAGCATGATGGTCATTGGGGCCTACCCCAGTTAGCGAAGCATGGCTGTGAGTGTGAGATGCTGGAGTGTAACGCCCGTTAGGGTTAACATACATGGGGTCAAACCCTGCGCCTTCCGCTTCCAAAACGTAGCCCGCCGTGCCTTCTGGAAACCTTGCCAATGGGAATCTTCCGCTCGTTATTTTAGAAGCATCTAAACTTGGGATGTCCCCAGCGGCAAGAAATGCATACATTGGGTCGTAATCAGCACCATACGCCCGCAGAAACTTTCCAGCATCTCCCCTCGGCATCCTCGCTAAAGGAAACTGTCCGCTCGTGATTATGCCGGCTGCTGCTGTAACATTCTGCAAAACCCTTGCGTTAGTGATAACCGTGAACCCAGCAACATTCAACCAGCCACCAACATCACAGACGCCACTTAAGTAGAGGTTACTCCATTTCAGCGTGCTACTTCCCAAATCGTATGTTGCGTTAGCGTTTGGCAACAGGTTAACTGCTACTCCGCCACCTAAGGCTTTAATGGCGCCTGCAAGGTAGAGGTCTCTCCAGCGTTTGGGAGTGGTTCCCTCGCCAATGTCATACGTATTGTCTGCGCCTGGAATTAAGTGGCTGCTGAGGTTAATGTTTACTGCGTAAATGTTAGCCCAACGTTTAGGCGTGGCTCCGCCCAAACCGAGACTTCTCACATTGTCTCCATCAGGAATTATGTCTCCGCTACTTTCAAACTGGTTTGCAGCTATACGTTTAAGCCACGTGTCTAAAGCTGAAGCCCCACCGGCACCGAACTGGAGCATGTTAGCGCTTAACCGTACCTTAGGATTTGCCTCTCCAACAGTTTTAATCTGCATGTATCCGTCAGTGTATAAAAGCAGATAGAGCGTGTGCACTTCCTTCCACTTCGCAGTTTCAGCCCCAAAAACCCCATGTGCGTCGTCACTTGGCCGGAGCTGATGGTCTAAAACTGCGGTTCCAGCCTTGTTTTTTGTGCGGAAATTAATTATTGCTGCTGCATCATCGAAGGGTCCTATGTGTTTGGGACAGATCCATCCTGTGATTTTGTCCCATCCGCCTTCATCTTGGCTGGGCCATTGGACGCCATTGTTATCGCCTGCTTCATGTCCAACGTGGTGAAACCCAATCCCCCCACCTCCACCTCCAAACCCTCCAACCCCACCCGCTTGAACTCCTTTACCAAGTTTTGTGCGTGCAAGCTTCTCCACGGTTACAGTTGTTGCTCTTAAGCCATAAAGATAATCAGCCAGCATGGGCGGTACTTTTCCAAGTTCAAGCGTTATTTCCAGCGTTTGAGTTTTGGCATTTACGTAGTATTCGACGCTTTCAATGCGGAAGTCGCTGTCAATGTTTTCGTTTGGTAATGTGACATGAATCTTATCTGCGGCGAGGGGGGGTGTGGTGCCATAGTCTATAACCGTGCTGGTTAAAGTGAGAGATTCTGCTGGGTTTTTTAAGTAATCAAGCAAAGCCTTAGCACGCAAATTACATTCATTGTCGCTTGTAAGTTCCTCATCAGTCTCCGTTAATTCTCTAAGTCCATAAGCACTTTGGCTTGCTGAATCTTCGGCTGTTCCCGTATAAGAACAGTTTAGAAAACCGAAGTCGCCATCATACATAATGTATGTTGAAACGGTAAGGGCGCTTATTATAAGTTGTAAACCACTTATTTGGCTCCATTGGGGATTACCTACTTTTGTCCAAACTCCACTGGGATTATTGTTAGCATCATACATGTTGCTGGGTCCTAAACCTAATGAGATAAGACCCCATTGTAGAATACACTTGCTTTCAAGAAGTGATGATATGTTCGCTTGGAAATAATTTGCACTATCAGGTGCGAACAATCTAACATAACCGTAGCCACCTCCCAAATTTCCTGGCATCCAAGCCCACATAACAAAAGTTTGAGGCTTAACTAATGTGTTGAATGTTCGGTAAATGTTTCCCACCACATTTGCAGGAGCGTTAAGTCGGAGACAGTAAGTGCCTTGCCTTGATCTCGCATCTAACTCGATGCTTCCTGAAACCGTTGTCCAACCATCCAATGATTCACTCCAAAGGTCCAAGTTTGCTGGAAAATTTTTCCCTTGACAACCATAAACTCTAATTCTATTTCTTACTCGCAGAATGTCCTTGCGATACTCGCTAACCTCAATCTTTTCGCTGAGGCTTACAGATGATGTTTTGCTGTTTTTGGGGAAAAACTCAAATTTTCCGTCTGGCGCCACACGAAAATCATAGCCTATAACGCCAGCAAGATCAGATGACTCTGCAATGTATTTTATTATGTCCCAGACAGGTGTGTTTTCATACGCTAAATGCGTGTAAGTAGTATCCGTGTTTTCCACAAGTTCTGTTGAATCTCGGACATGACTTAAGCCAACATAGTAGTCAAGCAGGTCCTTAACAATTTCTTCGCCCTTTTTGTTGTCATAAGTTTTGGTTATGACTCTGCGGAATAGCTTCTCTCCCCAACACCTACCGCTAACCCTTATGTAATTTTCAGTTGGCGATGATTCACATTTGACGCTTTCAACTCTAAGCGTAATGATTTGCGGAACATTAGTGCCTCTTCCAATGTCTATGTGCCCATCCAAGCCAACAGTAATAGGATACGTTCCGCCTGGGCTGTACTTTTTGTTCCAGTTTTGAAGCAAACACTCGAAAGACCCGACCTCTTTCGTGCAACCCAAATGTACTCTGCAGTCGATAATGTCTCCTTGGGGCGGAGTAACAGAACCAAACACAACAGCCATCTTTGGAATTTCAACGCTCAAAGCTACTCAACACCTCGCCTGTAAAGCTCCTCTTCACCAGCTCTGCGAATGCCACGTCCACGCTCTGGCATTTCAGAAGCAGCTTCATTGAAACTTTGAACACTTGATGTGGCCGCGTTCATGCTATTTGCGAAACTCCACATGGCAACCGCCGCCGCGGCAATCACAGCGAGGCCTACCCCGGTTAGGGCTAAAAAGGTGGCGTAACTTATGTTAAGTGCGTTCTGAGCAGCCGTTGCAATCCAACTTGCTGCTGCATGAATCTTATGAGCAACTGCAAGGGCTATGCTGGATGAAGCGTTTGCGGATTGTGCTGTCGTGTTTAGGGCTATGGATGCCGTGTGACCCGTTGTAACAACCGTGAGATAACTTTGAAGGCGAATGAATGTGGAAACAACCGTTATAACAGCCAACACGGTTCTCGCCCATTTAGCAGACTCCTTGTCGACAATTCCGAGATCACCAGCAAGACTTATGACAGCAGAACCCATACTAACAACGCTTGTGAAAGCCATACCCACTGTTCTCAAGCTTACGGTTGTGGCTTCAGCACGTGTTTTAAGCTCTTCAAAGCCAGAAGCTGAAGCTCTAACGTTTTCTCCCATAACCGAGGCTTCGACACCTGTCTTGTTAAATTCCGCTCCCATAACAGAAGCTGAAGATTGAACTCTTGTCGCCATTGCAGAAACGTCTGAGCCTACTCTGGCAAACTCGCTACTTGCCAAGTTTTCCGCAGTTATGGTTATGGCTAATTCCTGGAAGCTCATGTTTCACTCCTCGCTGCTGTTATGGCTACATCAAGGGCCCAGCGCAAAACCCTTTCAAGGTTTGGAAAGTTTAGGTGGAAAGCTTCGGTTAGAAAATACCGTGGCTCAGTGTAGCGCGTACCAAGTTCAACATAAGCTGCATAGTTGGCTTTTGCCCCGACAGTTAAGACAAAATCCTCAACCTTGTGATATATGCTGTCACGCAGAAAACCTGTCTTAACAGGACACATTCTACGAGCATCCATGTGGATATCCGCCCCAACACGGTCCAAAGCCCGATTCACAGATGTGTGCATCAGTCGAGGAAGCCTATCAAAAGACCTTTGCAGTTGTTCGATGCCTTCAACGTTCATTCCAAACTCAATCATTTGTTACAGCTCCTTCCGTTTTTTGCTGTGAAGCCAAGCAGAATGAATCACGGCTCCCGCTATCAAACCGCAAACGAAAGCAATCGCAACATTCCAAAACTCTATCATCGCAACTTTGCCTCCCGCTTGGCTTTTTCCATCTCCTCTTGAGTTTGCCTGTCGACCTCGTTCATTATCACAATGAACTCTTGGATCGTTTTCGATGGCTGTTTTCTAAGTTGCTGTGGGGTCCACCCGAACTCTTTGCAGAGTCTGTATTCGGTGATTTTTGGATGTGGCTTTTGTCTTCGGATTGCTCTGACAAAAAACGGCTCTCTTGAACCGTTAGGCTGTTAAGCTTGTTAGCTATTTGGCTGAACAACTCTCCTAACGCTATGGGAACACCATTTTCCTCATTAAGCAGCTTCTCAAGAGTTATGGGCTTCTGCTCTGGCTGCTCTTTCAAGCTTGCCATTATTGTTTCTGCTTGGATAGCTACATAATCGCTGCTCATGACTTGCCCAGTCATCTGACTGTATTTAGTGTGTTTCTGAATTGTTCGGCTTCGCTTAGCCCAGCTTATCTCCTGAAAAACGTAGCGTCCAGCATACTCTTTGCCATATCGCTCGTCAACTTCAATGGTTTCTGTTCGCATTTTGAATCATCTCCATAACAGCTAATCGGTTTTTGATTGCTGTGTTGATGTCTTCAAGCACGATGTCTTGCATCCACTTAGGCATCCTAAGTATTCGCTTTCCAAGATTCGCCCACATTCTCATCCACTTCTTCTTCAACTCTGCCTCTCGACCGAAATTTTCCAAAACGCTGACTTCCACAGCCACCTTAACCGCCTCAGCTTATCACCACGTCTTTTGATGCAAACTTCGCTTTCAAACTGACAAGGTCTTCTATGCGTGTGGGCGTTCCAACGTCTTCCCACTTGCAGTATTTGAACAAGGCGCTGTATGTTCCGCTCAAGCCAAATTTTAGGCTGAACTCAACATCGTTTATGACGTCGTCAAACTCTCCTTTGTCCTCAAACTCAAAGGTTAACTCTCCGCTCAAGTTCCTGTGGCGAGCTGGGAGATACTTTATCAAGTGGGCATCTGTGGTTTTGATAACTGTCACAGGCTTAAGATTGTTTTCAACGGTCCATTTCCAGTCTGTTACTCGCTCCACATCTACCAAGCTTGAACCGTCCGCGGCGCCTCTCTTCACATAGCTTTCGCTGTAGGGAACTGCTCCACCATAGTCGCCGTAAGTGGCTCCAGCAACTTTTGCCGTGCCAACAGCCACGTCTTTTCCGATAACCTCAACAGCAGCCCTCATAATGTCTTCAACGCTGCATTCAACGTCTAATTTGTTAATTCTGCAACCTTTGTAAAGGAAGCTGATGATGTCTGTAGCAGAGCCAAAGATGCCTTTGTAATACAGCACTTGGATGCTTAATGGGCTAAGCGTCTGAGCATGCTGAATAAAGGCTATGGGCGACTCACTTGTCAAAACAGATGGAATTTTCAAATGCACCTTCCGCAAACCTTTCGTTATGCTTTGCAGATCTCTTGAACCTACGCCTCTAATTTTTATCAGCCCAGGGTCTAATCCCGGCTCCACGCCTTCAGTGTTTACGCCAACCATACTTGGGCTTGTCGGCGTAACGCCATAGACGCTTTCAACTACGAAGTAGGCACGACTTTCATGCGCTCCATACGTGTCAACCATTTTTTTATTCCTCCTTTTTTGTCATGTTTTCTATGACTGTTATGTGGCTAACCACTCGCAGATGGTTAGCAACTTTTTGAGAATAGCACCCTTTGCCTTGGCAAAGCGTCTATCCAAATCAATGTTGAGAATGTAAGTGTCTATGAACCGCACGGGACGGTAGCCCTTTCCATAATAGGCTTTCCGAGAAGCACAGTAGAGGCAAGTCATGTGCGGACGCCTAAGATTTAAACCACACAATTTTCGACAAGCAAAACCAAAGGAGATATTCTTCAACTTTTCCAACATTTTAGAATACGCCTCCAACATCCTCAAACATCCAGCTTTTAAGTTGAAATTCCGTGCGGAAAATGAAGGGCTTAACGTCAACACGATCTGCATCCCGAAAACTAACAACATCCAGATAGGTTATGCCGTTCACACTGACCGTGCAGCTTACATAATCACAATATATTACGGCTGCAGTAGTGCCGTTGCTTGTGTTTGTGGTTCTCGCAAGAAGCCAAACATACCCATTATCATCAATGTAATCCGTAAGGTTTGAGGTAAGCGTAACAGTGATTGTTTCATCTGCTCCGCCTGTTCCAGCCTGAGCGTTTTGCCAAGCACCTGCCACGTGATTCCAAACCTTTATGGTTACGCCGTTGCCTGGTGGAGCGGTTCCATAGCCCTCGAACGCTAAAACAATTTTTTTAACCGTTTTCTCGCGGCTTTCAACCTTGAAGCGGAAAAGCATCAAAGCATATTGCAAGTTAACATTGTGACTTTTAGAATAGCGAGTGTCATCACTATACCAGATTCCCTGGTACTCAAGATTTGTCAGCTCTGTCCAGCCAGCAGCTCCAGGAGTCAACTCGCTTGATGCTCCCGCTTGAAAAGCCTTATGAGGATCTCCAGAGGGATAGCCTAAACCAGCAAAGTCATAGCGTGTTTGATTCGGGATTGTGCGGGTCTGTCTTACAATGCGGTTTACTTCTTCAACCATCTTTGGACGTAGGAGCCTTCCAGGATCCGATGTTGCTGGCCTATCCGTAGCCCAAACGTTAACCCTTAAACTGCCTAAGCGTCTGCGAATCCGCCCAGACATCTCAATTTTTGTGTCTCGGCTCTCAGCTAAGCCCACGGTGATTTGTCCATCATAATTTTTGAAAAGCTCCCGGTCATACCATTCTTTGCTTACGTAGATGTTTGCGATTGCGTTGTCTTCCTTGACTACTCGAATATTCTTTTGCAAAAGCCTAATCACGGTTGTAACAGAATCCTCAATTTCGCTCATGCAATCAGCCTCCTACACGATGCCTTGAAATAGGCAATTTCATTTTGGAAGTCGAAGGCTTGAACGCCTAAAACCTCGTAGTCCTCGCCTTTACGTCTAATCTTGTCATGCTGCCTTAAAGGAGCAAAAGCGTAAACATTGATGTAATCATTCACCAAGTAGCCAGGCTCAATGAAAATTTCATCAACCTTTGTGGGTGAAACAATTGCGAGAATGTCTAAAGGCTCGCTGTAAGAAACGTTGTCAGCAGCTTGCCTTATTAGATAAAGAAGCACGTTCTCGCCTTTACCCCTCAAAATTCGAGTGAAAGATGTTAGAGGCTCCTGGTAATTGAGAAAGAGCAGAGAAAGCCAGCTAACGTTTGCCATAGCCTTCTGCTCCGTAACAGGGCTATAATCCGTGAATAAGGGACCCCAATTCATGAACAGCTCTTCGTATTTCTCGATAACTTGCATGCTGAAGGCGAGGCTTGGCTTATCATAGGCAGCTCTAATCTTCCATAAGATTCCGCTTGTGATAGCATCATAATAGCTACATGCTGGAAACCTTGTAACCACATCGATATAGCCGGGCCAGCAGATGGCTGTATGATAGGCAGGATACTGTGCTGAGGCTCTGATAGTTTGAATGAAATTGTAAACTCTCTGACATGTGAGACTCCAGCCTTCATAAGTGTAAAGCCCAAGCAAAGCGAAACTCATCGGGTCATCATAAACTTCGGTTTCATTAATGCCTACACGATGCCATTTGCCGTCTCCTGAAGGCTTGGGGTCAAAATCAAGATACAAATCTTCAAAGCCAGAACGCAAAAAGTTTGCAGCATCCTTCATCATTGTTTCGTATGTGGTTTTGTTTGCTGTGTCATAAGTTTCTGCAAGCATTTTCAAACCGATAAAATCGTAAAGATCCTCAACCATCATTAGCTGAGACCAAGCATCAGCAATCGTAACATACCTTGCGAAACCGCCATAATACTTGTCATGGACGCCTAAAGTTTCAGGTTGATGTTGCATGTTATAGAGGAAAGTGTAGCCAGCAAGCTTAGCAGCATCAAGATATCCGACTGTGCTTGTTAAAGCGTAGGCCTTCAGAAGTGGAGGAATGCATCGACCAGCATCGATGCTCCAATACTGCGTTGAAGTTTCACCGCTCTTAAATCCGCCATACGCTTTTTTCGTTGGGTCTGTGCACTGTTGAGTTAAGATAAAGTCCGCAAGCTCAACAATCTTGTTTAGAATTTCGGTTTTGTAACTTGTAAATTGAGAAGCGGAATAAGCCTCATAGAGAAAGTCAATGGCGAAGGCTGCTGGAAACGCTCCTCTGCCATAAGCTGGGTCTGGGCCTTCAACCTTTCCATTTTTGGCTACGTAGTAAGTGTACTGCAGATTATTCTCCATTGTTAAGACGTTACCATTTATGCTTGCAACCTTGTTCCATTCACCATGAGCATCATCCTTAATTTCCACAGAATAGCCCACTTGAAACTTTGTGCCATCCGCAACCGTGACGTTCTTTTGTCCACTTGGCGGATCCTGGGACATTGCTGTGGCTATCACGTAAAAGTAAGGCGCATAATGCATTATGAATTGATAATAGGCTTCAGGCACTAAACCCATTAAGGTCCCTCCTGAAGGCTTATTCCAAACCGCTTCTCTTGAACTATGAACCGTTCAACCTGCTCTTTCAAAAACTCAAGCTGCTTGCCAGCGTTTGGCGAAACACGCAAATCTCCAACTGAAAAGTCCAAGCCAACGGCTGAACCGCCTGAAACTTTACAATAACAATAGATTGCTGCCAGATTCCGAATTGCGTTAGCCTCAGCTTCCGTGCAGCTCGTAGAATCAAGTGTTCTGTCGATTTCCTCACTTAGGAAAGCTGCAGCCTCGTCTCTAAACGCTAAAACATCCTCATCGCTGATATCCGCTATCGTTAAGCCTAAACGTTTACGAATCTGGTCAGCAGTAACCGAAACCATGACTAATCCATTAAAGATAAGCGTAAATTGAGGCTAAAAAGCAAATCTGAAACAGAAATTTAATTAAAGTCGAGTTTAATGAAAGAAAACATTCAGATTTCCTTAAAACTCTCAGTTTCTGTCTTATTTTACGTGGTTATTAAGAATGAGCAAGAAGGTGCTTAAACAACTTGGCGAGTTGCAATTAGGCGACTTGATTGAGGTTACTTGGCTTGACGCTTCCAAGGGGAGAATAGAAACCGTGGAAGAGATGCGTGAATCTGGAGCGTTTAGGGCAGAAATTGACTTGCCTGTTACAAGCTATGGCGTTTACATAGGAGCTTTCGGAAAAATCGGTAAGCACATAGTGCTCGTGGCAAGCAAATGGCTTTACGCACAGGGATACGGGCAAATCGACTGCACAATAATTCCTGTGGGAACAGTTGAAAACATTAGGGTTTTACAGTCTAAACTTATGGATGCCGAAAACATACATCTCTGCCAGCAAGCCTTCATTCACGGAAGAGCCAGACGTTTAATGCGGAGAATAACAATTTTTGGGAATGAACAATGAAAAACCCTATTCGGCAGGCTTTAACAAAAACCATACGAACCACGCATAAGCGTGAGCAGATTGAGGTTAAGGTGGCTCCAAGCGAAAGATTGCTTTATGCGGTTTACTTCAGTCTTGGCATGGTTGCGTGTCTGACGGCGCTGGAAGCTGTGCACTTAATCGTTTTGGGAAAATGGAACCCTGAAATCTTCACGGTTATCTCGGGACTTGTAGGTAACGTAACAGGGATTTTCTTAACGCAGAAGGCTTAGAGCTATGGTAAAAAGCAAAAAGTGGACAGAAGAGGAAATCGAGCTTTTAATGAAGATGGTTAAGGAAGGCGCTTCGGAAAATGAAATTTTTGAGTCGGGAAAGTTTCCAAACCGGACGTTTATGTCAATCCGCAATGCTGTTCAACGGCTTCCTTTCGGTGCTCACAGAAAAAAATCTAACGGTGCTCAAATCAGAGAGGCTGAAATTGTAGGTTTAGAAACCATAGTTGCCAGATACGTTGACGCCTTCAACAAAATCTGCGAGTTAAAACAGTATGACAAAGTGGATCTGGAGCGTTTCCGCATAATTTTCCAGGCTGCTTGGAAGTATCGTGAGCTTTTCCGTGAATATGAAAAACTGGAGGATCTGGAACGCCGTGTGGAAAGTCTTGAGAAGCTTTTGGCGGAGATTAAAGAGCAAAGAAGTAAGGCAACGGTTTGAGGATGTTGAAGAGGAAGCCCGAGATGTACTTCGCCAAGAAGAAGTCGAAATAAAGGGGCCTGTGGATTTCGCCGAGAAAATCTTGGGCATTAAGCCTTTTCCATATGAAGCTGAGCTATTAAAAGATGAGAGTAAACGTATTGTTGCGTGCATGGCAAGGCAGACTGGTAAAACCACAACAATAGCCATGAAAGCCATCTATTTTGCAGACGCAAACCCAAAGGTAACCGTGTTGATAACGGCTCCGAGCCTGCGGCAGAGTATGATAATGTTCGACCGTATAGCCACATTTGTCTATTCTTCAGCTCAGTTAAGAAACAAAGTTGTAAGAGCCACAAGGACTCTGATTCATTTCGAGAACGGCAGTAAGATAATCGCTTTGCCATGTTCTGAACATCTTCTTCGTGGGTATACTGCAAATATGGTGATCTGTGATGAGGCAAGCTGGATTCCTGAAGAAGTTATTACCCAAGTTCTTTTTCCAATGTTAACGACAACGCAAGGTTATGCAATTTTTCTAAGCACCCCTTGGGATAAGAATCACTTTTTCTATCGAGCTTTCGTTAATCTAAACTACAAGGTGCATAAAGTGAAATCTGAGCAATGCCCACTCATAACAAAAGAATTTCTCGAAGAAATGAAGCAGAACATGACTCGTGAAGCTTACTTGATGGAGTACGAGGCAGAGTTTGTTGAAGCCTTAAACAGCTATTTCCCACAGGATCTTATCCGCAGATGCGTTGAGCTGGCGCAGAAGTTAGGCGCTGAGCTTTATGGAAGCCTTGAAGCGCCTTTCCCAAGCGGAGATTATTACGCTGGAGTGGATTTCGGCAAGCTACAAGACTATTCAGTTATTGTTGTTCTGAAACGTGAAGGAGACATCATAAAGCTTGTTTGCATGTATCAGTTTCCCCTTGAAACACCATACACGCAAGTGATAGGGCATCTTGTTCGAGCAAACCAAAAATTTCAATTCTGCAAAGTCCTCGTGGATCAGACCGGTGTAGGAGAGCCTGTTCTTGAAGAAATTCGCAATCAGGGCATAAGCTGTGTTGAAGGCTTGAAATTCACGGTTCAGACAAAGGAAGAGCTGCTTTCAAGCCTAAAAATCGCCATGGAACAGAATCGCTTAGCAATACCCTATCACAGGCAATTATGCACAGAGATTAACGAGCAACAATACGCCTACAGCAAAAGCGGACACCTACAGTTCAGCCACCCAGCAAACAGCCATGACGACATGCTCTGGGCATTAGCCTTATCATGCATGGCAGCAAGAGAACCGCCGAGAAAACCGCCCGCATTCACGTTTGGTTAGTTAAGTTCTCGCTGACTTCTTTTAAGCGTCTGGCTATTTCAACGCCTCTCTCCGTGAGCTTGTTAATTCTGCGTGGCCGTATGAACTCGCTTTCAATCAAGCCTTTTGCGTACAGAATGTTAATCATCTCGCTGCACCACTGCTCTGTTACGCCCACCCGTTTGGCAATGTCGCTGTTTTGCAGTGGGCCCGTCTCGAAAAGTGTAATCAAAATTTTCTGTTTAACCGTGAGGAACATACCTATTCATAATAAGATAGGCTTATTTAAAAATGATAAACCATTCTGAAATAAAACTTTAATAAAAAGAAAGGGGGAATGAAGCGTTTAGGCTCTAAATGGCTATTCTTTGGGTTTTTCCGGCTTGCTTGGTTTTTCAGGCTCAGGCAAAGGCTCAAGGAAATCGGATGGAGTTAAACGTTTAGCATCCTCTTCAGAAAACTCAACGATGTCTCCGCTGTGATAGTCTTTACCGTTGTAGCCAAATACGAAGACCTTCTTGACTTTGAACTTCATTGCTGATCGCCTTAAGTGATTCCTGTGATTTCGCAGATTGCAGTTGCTCGCTTTATCCTCGGCACGACAGCCTCGTAGGCTTTGAAGTGATGGTTCATGTCAACAGTTTGCATGTAGAAGGTTTTGAAGTCTTGCGCCACGCATAAGTCTCCGTTTTCGGCTCCGCTTTTCATTAGGATTGCACTGTCTGTGCCCGCGTCAGATGCTTTCAATATTGCTGAAACGAAGATTTCTCCTCGGATAATCTCTTTGATTTTCTCAAGCTGACTTATGCCCGTGTTAGCAATCAGAGTCAGCGCATCCATGTAGGCACTGGGCTGCAAAATCAGGTCGTAGGGTGGCGGATAATGCGCTGTTAAAAGCAGTTTAGCAGCATTACGGACGCTCGTTAAAGCGTTTGGACTTGTAGCCCATCCTCCAGCACTTGCCTGTGTCTGTCTTCCAGTTTTAGTTGTCAACCCTTCAATGCCAAGTCTTGGCTTTCCAGCGATTTCGCCGTTGAGAATCAATTCGTCTTCCAGCTGAGCCACAACAAGTGCTGCTGACTCCGCATTAGCCGTGTCCAATGGTGTTCCAGATCGTCTGGAAGCTTCCAAGTCACGCCAGTGAATACGAAAGTCCTTATGCAAGATTGGAACAATCAAAGATTTCCTTGCGTAAACGATGATGTCTTCTGCTGGTGTTTCGCCATACATGCTGATGAGGGCTTCACTCATTTCCGTAAGCTCATCCCACGTAACAGTCATGACGCCTACACCTGCTAAGGCTTTAACAGGCAAGACACGTCTGCCCACAAGGACTGGTTGAACGGCTTTCACTACGGCTTCGTCAAGTTGTTTCCATTCTTCCTCGATTAACGGTGCCTGTGCTCTTCCAACAAGCTGTAAAGGATCCATTTCTAAATCACCAACCTCACCATAATGGGCTTATCCCCACCAGAAGCGTCAACGCTTTCCTCAGCAAAACCCACGATAACACCGTAAGGCGGAATGCTACCGATCTCTGTTAAGTCTGGCTGAGCAGCAGTAGACGTTACAGTTGTTGCTCCAGAAGGAACCGAAACGGCTATGTCAGCGGCGAGTTTCACCTTGCCGTCTGCAGCGCAGATAAGCGCCTGTCCTTTCGATGCATTGTTTCCACTGAGTAAAGTTGCGACAACAACTATGGGTCCCTTCATAACCTTTACGTCAAACTTGTCTGCAAAAGCATTTGCAATCGGATATCTTAGGTCTGCATCGAGAACGCCCAGAGGATTCTTTGCTCCGTCTCCAGCGAGCTGAACTTGATGGTCCCCAGTGCCCTTCTTAACGAAGAGTCCTGGCTTGCATGTTGTGCCTTCGGTTACAAGCTCCTCTATGAGAGGTGTACCTCCGACTAAAATTTTGTTGGTTGGTCTAACAAATGGCATGGCTCATTCACTCCTTATGGTATAGGTCTCCAACAGTGAGACCGCCTTCGCTTGTGTTTCCTGCACCGGCACTGCGGATGTTTTTGACTGTGCCCTTAACGCTGTCAACGGTTTTCTGCATAAGTTTAATCTGTGGAAGATCCAGTTTCTTCAGTTCATCTTCTGAAAGGTTAGCCTTCTCCAAAATCTGCTTTATTACGGCTTCCTTTTCTCTCTCAACATAAGCTGTTAAAGTTTGCGTTGCTTCAGCAACGGCTGTTTTGAGCTTTTCGTTTTCAGCCTGAAGCTCTGTAATCTTTGCCTTCAACGCTTCAACGTCTTCTTGTGCTTTTCCCTTGTTTTCTTCACTCATTTGTTTTCACTCGGAGAAGACGGTGCACATGATGGAATATGGGTTCAGCGGAGTTCAGCAAACTGACCGTTTCATGGAGTTTGTTGGTTCAGCAAAGTGACCGCTATGGAGAAAAAGCATGGAAAACAGTCAGCAAGTGGTCAGCAAACAGACTGACATAAAAAAAGATATAGGGTGGGTTCGCTTGGAGTGGAAAAATGTTCGGCATTGTGGATAGACTGTTAGCCAACGCTTTTCAATTGTTCAACAAACACGTTTACCTTAGCAATTAAAGTGTCTGCTGACTCGTAGCCTTCAAGCTGCTTTTTGATGTTTTCTGGCAAAGCCTTAGCCTCTGGCAGCTCCGGATTATAGCGGACTGTTATGCCATACTTTAAGGCTCTCTTGACAGTGCGTTCATAGATAACATTGCGTTCAGGTTGCGTGTATTCCTCGCGGAAAGCTCCCCAGCGGGCTAAAGCGTTTTTGCAACGGTCTTCAGGCACCAATGGATAAGCATAATTCACCGGGTCAGCATAATCCGCTTCGTCTTGCGGATAATCCTTTGGCGGTGTCAAGTTGCCTTTGTCTTCACGGAATTTTATGCCATACTTCTTTTCTCTCGCTTCAGCTTCTTTATGCAGTTTCTCTCTTTCGCCTTCCTCTTGGGCTTGGGCTAAGCCTTCACCTCTCTCTGGCAACAGCTTGTAAACGTCTTCGCCTATCCATTCGAGAATTTGGTCCATCTGCTCATCCGTTAAGTTGTAATGATCCATAAAGCGTTCTCTGTCAGTTTTAGGCTCTCCTTCCCTTCTTTCCTCTTCCTTTTCACCTTTCAAAACATCACCTTCCTTCTTTGTTGCGGGTTCAAAACTTCCATCATGAGCTTCACAATGTTTGCGGGCTTCTGATTCGCTCCATGTTTCAACAGGATAGCGGTAAGCCTGCTCAACCGAGCCAGCTTTAGGCTGTCCTTTCGGCTTGCCAAAAATGACACGATAAGTTTTGCCGTTGTGTTTCCGCTCGTCACTACCCACTATATCCAGCGTTTCCGGGTCCTTGAGCCTGCAGCTGTGCTCGTTTGGATAAGGGTTCGCTCCCTTAAGTTTCCCGTCAATTCCAATGCCACAGAAGGGATAGGCGCATTTACCCTCCCAACTTCCAACAGCCACATGGTCAATGAACAATTTTGTGACTACGTAGTCGTAATGTTGCCCATTAAACTCACCCCTTTCAGGCTCAACATCATAGAAGAAGCCTATGCTGACGCTTCGAGCCTTGCCTGTTTTGATGTCTTGAAGATATTTTGGAGAGCACAGTTTTTTGTCAAATACAAGGTCTGCTTGAATGCGATCCTCAACGAAGGTGCAGTTGTGGGCTGAACCCCTAATCAAGTCAATGCTATCGAGCAAGATGTTGGGTGGATGTTCCTCGCATAAGGGGGGAACGGCGTGTGTTGCAGCATAAGCAGCCTTTTCGAGTATTTCAGCAGGCTCGTAGGTAGACATGTCAGCGTATTCATAAACGCCTTCTCGGGTAATAACTGCTGGTACAGTAAGTGATTTATTGTCTTCTCTAATTTCAAACTTTTCAGTTTCAACGGATTTTAAAGCGTACATTCTCAT